ATATCAGATAGAAGCGAAAAATTAAATGCACGGGCATCAATAGGAAACTACGGAATGGATGAGGCGTTTGCTGGGATGGAAAAATCTCCGCAAGTACTACAACAACTCATGATTAAAAACTCCATAGGTGCGGCAATGCAGCGTGGGGTTAATGCAATTACTTTTCCCGGAAAAGAGTCAAATCAATCGCAGCTTTATCAAAAATTAGGTCCAAACTTAAAGCAAGTAGTAAAGGATCTTGGCAAGGGCTTTGAGATAAGACCTATAGAACTGTACGATGATTTGGGTAATGCGTATATGCATGAGGGCCTTGTATGGAATAAAGATACTGCAGCCAGAGTCTTAAAAGAAGGCATCAGGTTCAATAAAGGCGGAGCAGTAGATAAGAACAATTTAGATTATGCAAAGTATATTTAAGGAAATAAAATGCCGATAGATCGTAGCGAGAGCCTGCCAACAGGCAACATTGATATTGAAGTGTCCGCACTAGAGGACATGCCTGATGTCGAGATTGAACTCGACGAGGAAGGTGGCGTTACGGTTAACCTTGGCGAAGAAGATGATGAAGAGGTTGGCTATGATGCCAACCTAGCAGAGATACTTCCTGACGACGTGTTATCCCAGATATCGGATAACTTGATGGCGTTGTTTGAGGCAGATAAGTCGTCACGTGAGCAGTGGGAAAAGATGTACAGCGATGGCTTAGAGCTTCTTGGTCTGACCATGGAAGAGCGCACTAAGCCGTTTAAAGGCTCATCCGGTGTGTTTCACCCAATGCTGCAAGAGTCCGTAGTGCAGTTCCAAGCACAGGCGTTAAAAGAATTGATGCCATCAGACGGCCCTGTACGTACACAGGTGCTTGGCAAAGAGACTCGTGAAAAGGTCATGCAAGCGGTCCGCGTCAAGGATTTCATGAACTATGAGATCACAACCGACATGCCCGAGTACACCCCTGACTTTGATCAGATGTTGTACTACGTTGGCTACGGCGGCTCGGCATTTAAGAAGGTATACAACGATCCAAGTCTAGGCCGTATGGTCAGTCCTCTGGTATTACCGGATAACTTGTACATCCCGTACCACGGCTCCAGCGTCATGAGCCGTTGTGAGCGGATCACGCACCGTATTCCGATGTCCACCAATGCCTACCGCAAGGCTGTGGTATCAGGTCAATATCTTGATGTAGCAGAAGCAGAAGTGGATCAACAACCCACTCAAATACAAGAGTCGTTAGATAAGATAAGTGGCATGTCGCCCGCGGGCGAGGAAGAAGAAATGTCGTTGTTGGAGTTTCATGTTGACTATGACTTGCCCGGGTTTGAAGACATGGGTGAGGACGATGAGCCAACAGGTATAAAGCTACCGTATGTCATAACGCTGGATGAAGTATCAGGTCAGGTTGTTGGCGTTCGTAGAAATTGGAACGAAGATGATGATAAGCAGGTTCGTAAAGAATATTTTATCCACTATCTGTTAGTCCAAGGTCCGGGCTCCTATGGCCTAGGCTTTTTGCATTTGATGGGCGGTCTGACTAAGTCTGCTACATCGTCGCTGCGTCAATTGATTGATGCTGGTACGTTCTCTAACCTTCCTGCGGGCTTTAAGGCTAAAGGAGCGCGGATCGAGAACGATGATGTACCTATCCAGCCGGGTGAGTGGCGTGACATGGATGCGGGTGGTATGGAACTTACCTCGTCTATGCTGCCGTTGCCATACAAGGAGCCTAGCCAGACGTTGTTTGCGTTGTTGGGCTTCTGTGTGGATGCTGGTCGTCGCATTGCGTCTATTACTGACTTGCAGGTAGGTGACAGTAACCAGAATGCTGCCGTAGGTACAACGATTGCACTGTTGGAAAAAGGTTCGATGGTGATGTCGGCGGTGCATAAGCGCTTGCATTACAGCCAGAAGCTTGAATTCCAATTGCTGGCAAAAGGCTTTGCTGAGTATCTGCCTGATGAGTATCCATACGACGTTCCGGGTGAGAGTCGCAAGATCAAGCGTTCTGATTTTGATGACCGCATTGATATTTTGCCAGTATCAGACCCTAATATTTTCTCTGTAGCGCAGCGCATTACCATGGCGCAGACGCAACTGCAGTTAGCCCAAAGCGCTCCGCAAATGCACAATATGTACGAAGCGTATCGCCGTATGTATGAGGCGATTGGGGTTAGGGATATTGATGGATTGCTAAATAGTCAAGATATTGACAAGCCAAAAGATCCAATGAGTGAGAATGCTCAGGCATTGGATGGATCGCCATTAAAGGTATATGCAGGTCAGCAGCATGATGCGCATATTTTGTCGCATTTGCTGTTTGGGCTATCTCCTTCGGTGGCTGCAATGCCAAATGTTGTGATAAATCTGCAAAAACACCTGTTAGAGCATGTCAAAACCAAGGCGGAAGAGTTTGTGGAAGCCCAGTTATTCAGGGAATATGGCATGGATCCTGATAAGTTAGTGTCAGCCTTGCAACGTGAGGCGATGATAGCTTTGAAGTGCGCAGAGTTTTACCAAGAAGCGAAAGCTTTGCAGGAACAGTTATCTGGTGCTAACCAGCCACCTACTGATCCATTGATAGAACTGAAGAAACAGGAGCTTGCACAGTCTGCACAGCGGGATCAAGCTAAGATTGCTATGGATCAGGCCCGTATGACCCTTGATCAACAGCGTGAAAACAACGATATGATGGTTGATCAAGCCAAATTGCAGCAGTCTATGCAAACGGCTAAGGAAAGAAACGCTGTGACGTTAGTAAAGGGGAATAGTAATGTCCAATAGAAAGCCTAACTTGGTAAAAATGTCCCAACAACGGACTATTAAACCAAAAAAAGTTTCACGTGAAACAATAGGTGAGCCTCGTCCTACCTTTGTTTACCGTAAAGATGCATTTAAAAAAGTAAAAATTACATAATTTTAGTGTTTTTGTACAAATAAACATGCATAATATGTATGTAGCCTTCGGATAGGGCCTGTACTATCTGCGTTCTTGGAGTAATTCCATGTTTGAGTTCACAGAGAAAGTGTTACATGAACTTCGTTCGCTTAAAAAGCAAACGGAAGACATCATTTTGAGTGGTGCTGTTCGTGATATGGAGCAATACAAGTTCCTACAGGGCCGTTTAGAGGGATACAGGTTTATTGAAGAGAAAATAGCTAGTCTTCTTAAACGTACATCCATAGACTAAAAGGACCTTTATGACAATAAGTGCTTTAGAAGAGAGATGGGCAAAGGACAAGGAAGAAACAGGTCCTGTATTAGATGATGCCTACAACGAAGACGGCAGTCTTGCCGTTGATGCCCTTGAGGAGACGGTTCGTAATCGCATTCCTAAGCCTACAGGATGGAGAATCGTGCTTCTGCCCTATAAAGGCGCAGAAAAGACCAAAGGCGGCATTGTTCTTTCCGATCAAACCCGAGAAAAACAACAAATAACTACCGTTTGTGCGTATGTCTTAGCGGTAGGACCGCTTGCTTACAAGGATACGGTTAAATTTCCAGAGGGCGCTTGGTGTAAAGAAGGCGATTGGATAATTTTTGGTCGTTACGCGGGTGCGCGTATTGGCCTTGATGGCGGTGAAGTCCGAATCATCAATGATGATGAAGTCCTTGCCGTAATTGGTGACCCAGAAGACATTCTGCACATGTGAGGTAAGTTATGGCTAATTCAGTACCGGAGTCACAGCTTGAATTTGAGCTAGGAGATAACGAAGTAGAAACTTCGGTATCCGTGGAAGAAGAAAAACAGGAAGACCCCTCAGAATCTGTTATTCAAACAGAAAATGAGTCTTCTAGGATAGATGTACAAGAAACTACGCAAAAAAACGAGCTTGATACAGTAAGCGAGGCCGTCCAAAAGCGTATTTCTAAGCTAACGGCAAAAATGCGTGAAGCAGAACGCCGTGAGCAGGCTGCGTTGGAGTATGCGCGTGGTATTCAGGCGCAAGCTACCGAGCTTCAGACACGTTTAGTCCACACTGACCAGAGTAGGCTGTCAGAGACTAAAAGCAGGATGGATACGCAGCAGGCTACGCTTCGTGCCATCATTAAACGTGCTAGAGAAGAAGGCGATATTGATACAGAGACAGAAGCACAAGAAAAGCTTTCTGATTTATCATACGAGCAACGAAGAGTTTCAGAATGGATGGCAACGCAGCAAGAACAAGCGCGGCAAATCCAACAGCAGCCTGTTCAACAACCTGTTCAACAGCGTCAAGTACAGCAACCTGTACCTGATGCGAGGGCAGAGGATTGGGCAGCACGTAACGAATGGTTTGGCAAGGATCGAGTAATGACATATGCTGCATGGGGCATTCATCAGTCCTTGACAGAAGAAGAAGGAATTGACGCTAGTACAGACGAGTACTATACTGAATTAGATAACAGGTTGCGCTCGGAATTTCCTCAGAAATTCCAGCCTCCTGCTCAAACGAACAACAGACAACGAAATGGTGTTCCATCCGTTGCCCCTGCTGCCCGTAGTTCGGGTATAAACAATACCCGCCGTGTGGTGAAATTATCACCAAGTCAAGTTGCTATTGCAAAAAAACTGGGCGTTCCTCTTGAGGAATATGCCAAATACGTGAAGGATTAAATCATGGCTGATCAAAAATTAACTATCGACCGCGCTCCCCGCACAACTCGTGAAAAAGATGCGCGTCGCAAGCCTTGGGCTCCCCCTTCCCGTTTGGACGCGCCCCCTGCCCCTCCCGGTTTCAAGCATCGCTGGATTCGCGCTGAAATCAACGGATTTGATGACAAGCAACACGTCTATGGTCGTCTTCGCGAAGGTTATGAGCTTGTTCGCAACGAAGAATTAGACCAAGAATATCGCGACACCCTGCCTACCATTGAAGATGGTAAA